CCTTTCCCGAGATGACAGCACTGCTGCCGATCTGATCTCGAAGCTGAACGCTGGCGTGATTGATGAGGTCAGCGTCGGCATCCTGCCACAACAGTGCTGCTGCTCTGAATGCGGTTGGGACTTCTTCGGGGCAGACGCTACCAGCGACAACCTCTGGGATCGTACCTGCGCCAACGGGCACGTCCTCGGCCAGGACGGGGTCCATGCCAACCTGAACGGCCTGGGCAAGTTCATGGAACTGTCCCTGGTCAGTCTCGGTGCTGCCAAGAATGCCAAGATCGTCGGTCGGACTAAGTCGCGCCTGGGCGCTGACGAGTACAACCGACTTGCCGCTTCGGGTCACAACCCGGACGTCACCGCCCTGTACGCAACCACGGGCAAAATCCACTCACATGGAGGCCATCCTATGGCTGAAGAAAATAAGCCGGGATTGGCCGCTGACGCCGTCCTGGGTCAGATCGCTACCCTCGCCGCCGACAAGGCTGTGATGGAGGTCAAACTCAATGCCGCCGTTGCAGACGTTACCGCCCTGAAGGCCCAGCTGACCGAAGCCAACACCGCCCTGGCTGCTGCCAAGACCGAAGTGGAGACCATCAAGGCTTCCTCCGCCGAGGGCCTGAAGCTGGCTGATGAGCACAAGGCCACCGTTGCCTTTCTGTCGGAGTCCTGCCGCGCCGCTCTGGTCGCTTCGGGCACCACCGCCCCGGTTGTCCCCACCGACCTCCCGGCCATCCTGGAAGCCCTCAAGGGTGCTCAGGTCAAGCTGCATCAGTTGCCTGCGGGCGGCGTGGCCTTGGCCGCTGCCAATACCAAAGACAACGCCAATGTGGAGGGCAAGTTCGCCCTGCCGCTGTCGGCCTTCACCACTCGTAAGTAAGGATCACCCTTATGACCCAGATCATCGGCTTCGGCCCCACTCTGAACGGCGTCAATGACCCCGATTTCAAGTACACCTTCAATCTGGCGGCTGACATTCAGGCCCTCTACCTCGCCAACTATGGCGCTCCGGGCGTCAAGTACGGCGAAGCCGCTAACCTCGGTCCGCTCGGACTGGCCGTGACCTTGGACACCACCGCTGCCAATCAGGTGCGCCTTGCTCATGATGGCGATCCCATTCTGGGCGAACTGGTCAAAGTTGAGAACCGCGTGTCGGAAGGTATCTGGGTCGGCACAGTGCAGACGCAGGGTGGCCTGAACTTCCCGATCCTGTCTGGGGCCACCGTCAATGTCGGTGACGTCCTGGGCGGCTCCACTGCCAGCCCTGGCTATGTCCAGACTATCCCCTCTGCCAGCGTCACTGCGCTGCAGGCCAAGAACCGCGTCGTCGAAGTCGTCGGTGACGGCACCGTTACCATCCTGATCTAAGGAGCCCTTTGATGAAGCGCAATATTCTTGAACTGGCGAACAATCGCCGCTCCCCCGAAGACATGCTGGCAGGTCTGAAGGACAAAGACACCATTCGCTCCCGCGAAGCCGGTCTGAAGCTGTGCAAGGACGCCTCCGAGTTCGGCCTGACCATCCCCGACTATCTGAACCTGGGTATCGACGTCAGCAAGTCTCCCGCTGCGGCTCGTTACGGCGAGCTGAACGGCCTGGAAGCTGCCTTCGCTTATCTGGATCTGCCGGTGCGCGAAGACCTCGCCAGTGGTGTCCTGCTGAACGCTTCGGCCAACACCTTCAACACCTACGACGGCACCCGTGCCCTGTTCCCTGCCACTGTGGACGCGATCCTGCGGTGGAAGAACAAGATCAACATGATCGAATATGTCGCGCCTATGCTCGGCAACAGCCGCAGCATCGCCGGCCCGGAGATGATCACCACCTGGGTGGAAGACGACACGACCGCTCGCCAGTCGTACACCATCGCGGAAGGTGGCAAGATCCCGACCCGCGACGTGGTGACCTCGGAACAGACCGTCAAGATCTACAAACACGGCTCTGGCTACAAGTTCACCGCCGAGTTCCTGCGCCGGGCTGCCCTGGACGTTATCACCCCGTTTGCCGCCCGTGTTCAGCGCCAGTTGGAGCTGAGCAAGGTCATGGCCGCTACCGGCGTCCTGATCAACGGCGATGGTGTCAACCCCGCCGCCACCGTGGTCACCTCGACCTCCTGCTTCGTCCCGTCGCAGGCGTTCCCGACCTATGTCGCTAACGGCACCATCAACTACAACGCTCTGCTCGGCTGGTTCGTCCAGCGTGCCCAGGCGCAGTACCCGGTGGACGTCGTGGTTGGCAACTACGCCATGCTGTGCCAGTGGATGCTGCTGTTCACGCCGATGCTGAATGGTAACCGCTCGCTGCCGGACGCCATCTCGGAAGCCGGTGGTGCTCCGAAACTGCTGGCCCCCGACCTGCCGGTGTTCCCCGGCAATGTGAAGTTCGTCATCAGCTCGTCCGTCCCGAACGGCCAGCTGATCGGTGTCACGTTGGCCGAGACGCTGGAAGAGCTGAAGGAGTCGGGCAGTGAAATCGCCCAGGCCGAGCAGCTGATTTCCACGCAGGAGTGGCAGTACCAGCGCACCGAGAGCAGTGGCTACAAGCTGATCTTCCCGCTGGGTCGCCAGATCATCAACTTCAACGCCTAAGGCATGTGGCTGAGATGGCTGGGTTAAACCCAGCCATCTCAACACTCTGGAGGAGCGCCAAGTCATGCCCATTCTCGTTGAGACCACCGGCCAGTTTCAGTTGATGGATTTCCATCAGCTCGTCCCGGCCCACCGCCCGGCTGTCGTTGAGCAGACCAATCTGTTTAGCTCCCGTGCGTTGCTCGGCCAGCTGAAGATCCTTGCCAATGACCTGAAAGCTGGGACGACCGACAAGGACTTTGAAGCCTTCTGGGCCGAGAGTGGTGGGGACCACGCTCTGGCTGTCGAGAGCTTTATCGCTGCCTTTGGCCCGCAGCCGTCCCCCAATCCCGAGCCTGAGCTTGACCTGAAGCCGGAAACCAAAAAGAAGGTGTAAGCCATGATCGACTTCACTATCGGCGACAGTGTGACCATTGTTGTCCCCTTCCTCGTCGATAGTGAGTACGTCGTGCCTGATGCTGGCAGTGTGAGCTATAGCGTCCGGGATAACGACGGCAGCTTGATCAGCACCTTAACCAGCGTAGCGGTACCCCTTACAGGTGCTGTTACTGAGGTTCCGATTACCATTCCGGCTGTTAATAATGGGGTCTCCTCTGGCAACATCATGGAGACCCGCACACTGATCACCAAGTTCTCGGTGAACAGCTCCCCCTACATCGTCATCAATCCCTACCGCTTAAACCCCTGGCTGAACATCGTGGTCACCCCTGATGATGTCCGCAGGCGATTGGGTCTATCGAGCACTGAGTTGCCCGATGCTGACGTTGATTTTTATGGGGCCTATTACCTTCTCGATGCCCAGATCAATGCTGCGACCTTATCCACGGGGATGCTGGCTGCCGCGCTTTCATCGGGCAATATCCAGGCCAAGTACGGTAACGACGCTCTGGTCTGTAAGGCTGCCTTTGACCTTCTGCCATCTCTACCTGCCCGCCTCCTGCAGAATGAGAAGGTCGGCACGACCTCTTACGAGCGGTATGCAGGTTATGACTTCGATGGTATGCGAGACCAGTTAGCCGATCTGCTTGAAGATGCTTTGACCAACATCACTGGC